TAATCATTGGTGACAGTTTTGCTTGTGTATGGCCCAATGGTATCACGGGTTGGCCCACTCAATTGGCCAGTCAATATGATGTGACCAATCTAGCTCAAGCAGGTGTAGGTGAATACAAAATATTAAGACAACTGTTGAACTTTACCAAAGAAAATCCTTGGTGGCAACATGACTATGATTGTGTGATTGTGAGCCATACCAGTCCCAGCAGAGTACACACTCCAGTTCATCCCTTACACAAAGAAGGACTGCACAAAGATTGTGATCTCATACTGAATGATATTGAATCTCGCAACAGTTGGTTCAATAAGAGCTTGGACACTGCCAAAAATTGGTTCAAATATCACTATGATGATCAATATCAAAAAGACGTCTACAGATTGATACGCAGAGATATCTGCAGAAGGCTGGAGCAAATCACCAGTCTACACATAGATAATTTTGGTATCAGTAATCATTTTGCCGAGGAACAGAATCTGTTGGACTTCAGTATGATCTGGCCTAACTACAGAGGGGAGGTCAATCATTACAATGATGAAGGAAACCAAATTATTTTGGCACAAATCATTGACAAACTGGAACAAATCTGTTAAAATAATACAATATAAGGAGTATAATGAAAGTATCAGAAAAGATTAAACAAAGACTGATTGCGGCTGGCGTGAACTATCATGCTGATGACAATATTTCAGCCTACATTGAAAAAGATGAGTTGGCTCTGTTGGAGCAAGAATTAACAGAATCATTCCGATCTGTGCTAAACAGTCTTGTGATTGATACTGAAAATGATCCTAATTCTAAAAACACAGCACATAGATTGGCCAAAATGTATTTGACAGAAATCATGAGCGGAAGATATGAATCTAGACCCGATGCCACAGCATTTCCCAATGTGGGAGAAAATGCTTACACAGGCATGTTGGTGGTGCGTTCTGAATTAAAATCTATCTGCAGTCATCATCATCAACCAGTGAGCGGTGTGGCGTATATTGGAATCATACCCAATGGCAAAGTGATAGGATTGAGCAAATACACAAGAATAGCACAATGGTGTGCTAGAAGAGGCACACTGCAAGAATCTTTGTGCAATGACATAGCACGTGAAATTGAAATGGCCACTGGCAGCAGAAACATAGGTGTTTACATACAAGCCACACATGGCTGTTGTGAAAACCGAGGCATAATGGCACATAGTTCATTAACTCAAACCACTGTGCTGAAGGGTGCTTTCAAAGATGATGCTGGCACTAAAAAAGAATTTATGGATAATATTAACCTGCAACAACAGTTTGCACCAAGATAGGAGACACAGATGACAAACAAAGAAGGACCATTTTATGCAGCATTTCAAGGAGATACCACAGGAGTTATCAAACAAGAATTGATCACTTACAAAGTTAAAGATGGTGTGCTGTATAAAGAAACAGTGAAAAGAGATTACAGTGGCTCAGGAAAAGATTATATTGATTCCAGCACTTCAATGCCATTGGGAGAAATTAAGCATGAATATACAGCCTAAAGATACCAGCCGAGGACATTTTTATGTATCACTGGTAAAAAGTGGATTCAGAATCATAGCAGGTATTAGTTTGATATTTGGACATTTTGTCACTGCTGGATTTTTATTCATACTGGCAGAATTATTAGGAGTAATGGAAGAATTAGTGTAATGAGCAAAATTAAAGTAGCAGAATTATTTTACAGCATACAAGGAGAAGGTCGTTACATGGGTGTGCCTTCGGTGTTTTTGAGAACATTTGGCTGTAACTTTACTTGTGCTGGCTTTGGTTTGCCCCGAGGCATGCGTAGTGATGAGAATGACAAAGTATTTGAACAACACCAAAAATTTCCATTCAAAGATTACAAAGAGTTACCATTAGTAAACACAGGCTGTGACAGTTATGCTTCGTGGGATCCACGATTCAAGGATCTATCTCCCATGCTGACATCAGATGCCATTGTGGAGAGAACCATGGAGATATTGCCTCATAAACAATGGATCGATGAACATTTTATATTCACAGGCGGAGAGCCATTGCTGGGTTGGCAGAGATCATATCCAGATGTGTTGGAACATGCCAAGATGCAGGCATTAAAAGAGATCACTTTTGAAACCAATGGCACACAAAAGTTACATAAAGAATTCAAAGATTATCTCTCTCAATGGAGTGGTAAGAATGGCAGATCCCGAGAATCCATCACATTCTCTGTGAGTGCAAAATTAAGTGTGAGCGGAGAAAAACGTGAAGAAGCTATCTTACCAGAAGTGGTGGTAGAATATCAAGATGTAGGTCATGTGTATTTAAAATTTGTAGTGGCTACCAAAGAAGATGCTGACGAAGCAATAGAAGCAGTAGCAGATTATCGTAAAGCAGGATTCTCAGGATCAGTATATCTGATGCCTGTGGGTGGAGTAGAAAGTGTCTATCATATGAACAACAGAACAGTGGCAGAACTGGCAATGAAAATGGGATATAGATACAGTGATAGATTACAGGTGCCATTGTTTAAAAATGCATGGGGTACATAATGGAGGAAAAAAATATGGGAATATTTGATAAAGTTAAAAAAATATTTAAAAAAGAAGATGCAACAGAAAATAAAAGCGAAGCACATCTAGCATTGTTGCGTGAAAAAGAAGCAGCAACCAAAGCAGGTAAACCTTGGGTGGCAGTATTAGAAACTCACGTGAATAAAGAAAATATTAGAAATGGATTCTTTGAATTGGATTGGAACAATGAGTTCATAGAACAATTATTAGACGCAGGTTATAAAGGTGAAACCAACGAAGAAATAGTGGAAGGTTGGTTTAAAGAAGTGACTAGAAATGTGTTGCAAGAGCAAGGACAAGATACTACACGTGGTGCTGGTTACATCAATGTTAATAAATTAGGAAAAGATAGATCAGAAATTAGTTAATGACTTACTTACTTGTAGATTTAGCCAATGTATTTTTTAGATCACGTCACGTGACCAACGGTGATGTGTCAGAAAAAATAGGCATGGCTCTACATATTACTCTTAACGGTATAAGAAAAGTATGGAAAGATTTCAAAGGTGATCATGTGGTATTCTGTTTAGAAGGACGCAGTTGGCGCAAAGATTTTTATCCGCCTTATAAACGCAATAGATCCGATGCTCGTGCAGCATTGACAGTGAAAGAAAAAGAAGAAGAAACAATATTTTGGGAAACTTTTGATAGTTTTAAAGAATTTGTGCAAAATAAAACCAATTGCACAGTGTTACAAAATCCAAGATTAGAAGCAGATGATTTGATATCTGCTTGGATACAAGCTCATCCCAGAGATCAACATGTGATCATCAGCACAGACAGTGATTTCGCTCAATTGATTGCTCCCAATGTTAAACAATACAATGGGATCACAGAAGTGACTATTACTCACGAAGGATATTTTGATCAAAAAGGCAATCCTGTGAAAGACAATAAAACAGGTGAAAACAAAGCAGCACCTGAACCAGAATGGCAATTGTTTGAAAAATGTGTGCGTGGAGACAGCACAGATAATATATTTTCTGCTTTTCCAGGAGTGAGAACCAAAGGAACCAAGACCAAAGTGGGTCTGCGTGAAGCCTATGAAGATAGATTGAACAAAGGATTCAATTGGAACAACATGATGTTACAACGTTGGTTGGATCATGAAGGTGTGGAACACAGAGTATTGGATGATTATAACAGAAACGTGATATTATGTGATTTACGAGCTCAACCAGACGAAATAAAACAAATCATGGCTCAAACTGTGGCAGAGGCAGCCCAACCCAAAACAGTGGAGCAGGTAGGAATTAAATTAATTAAATTTTGTGCCAAATGGGACATGCAAAGGATTGTGGATCAGGCACAAAGTTATGCCGAACCATTGAATGCAAAATACAAGATGACTGAGGAGATCACAGCATGAAATACAGAGACGATCTCATGGTGCAACAACAGATCAAGGGAGCATGGCAGCACATGGTGGCCGTGATCTGCCTAAACCAGACCTATCGCAAGCAGGTGAAGGAGATACTGCCGCAGATATTTAAAAAATGGCCTACTGCCCAGAAGATGACCAAGGCGCCAATACAGAAATTACGCAGCATGATAAAACCCTTGGGGTTATGGAGAGTAAGATCTCACAGAATCAAACAGATGAGCAAAGAATTCCTACATTGGGACGGCAAAGATGCTGCTCAGTTATCAGGCATAGGCAGATACGGATCCGACAGTTATAAGATTTTTTTCAAAAATCAATTCAACATCAGAGTAAAAGATAAGGAATTACGCAGATATCTTAGAGAAAGGAGACAAGCAGCATGACGGTGATAGCAAAACCTATATTAGATGGAAAATTCTGGATATTGGAATCCGAGGGTATAAAATTAGGCACATTGTGCAGACAGGAAGATCACAGATACATGTTCAGCTGTGCCACAGGCACTCGCATGTTTGACAATGAACAACAATTGAGACAAGAATTCAAAGGCGAATGGTTATGGGGCAGTTCCACAGTTACCATTCAACAAGAACCTAACATAGATTCTAAAACGGTGTATGGCTATCCCACTAAATTTGAACCTTGTAATCCTGTGTTTGATGTGCAAAAGAAATTGCCATTATTCACCAAGAGCAAAAAATCTAAATCATTGTATTGTGCTGGATATTATATTATTAAATTTGAAAAAGGTTGGGTCAAAAGTTTTTGCCCTAAGTTATTGACCATAGATAGATATCCCAACAAAGGACCATTCAAAACATTGCTGGAAATGAAACAAGAACTCAGCAGTGCCAACAAACAGGAAGGAAACATCAATGAGCAACACACCGATTAACACAGCACCCATACAACAACTGATACAACAGATCAAGGTGGCTGATCAAAGCAATCAAAAAGAAGTGCGAATTGACA